TCTCTCGGTAATCCAAAACTATTAAGAACATCAAACATGAACCCAGTCTGATCTTCTTCTTTTGTTTCTTTAGCTTTATCTTCTATCTCTTGAAGGTCTTTAAATGTGGCATATTTAACATTGTAAATCTTGCCATCTGTTTTAACCTCAAAGGTTTTCTTTGTTACGTCTATTTTCATAAATGCTCCCTATTTATGTTAATTAAGCTGATTGCCCATTTAGCAAGTCTTCATAATCCCCAAATGCAATAACGTCAATCTCGCTTGGCTTATTAAAGTCCTCATATGAAGTCCACTCAATAGTTACTTTGTATGGGTCTTCTTGTGCGTGAGAGATGCTAGTAATATCAGGAAATGCAAGCCAGATAGCTTTCTTGTGACAACTATCGCCGTTAATCGGTTCAGCCAATAATGTACCTGATAGGTTTCTTACTGATTTTCCGTACTGACCAGAACCAAACCCAGACAATACATTGCTGTTACTGTCAGTGTATTCTCCACCAATTAAACCCATTAAGATATCTTTTCTTGTTTTATCAAACTCAAGCAATACTGTTGAGATTGATACAGTTTTTCCAGATACAATTCTGTCAACTACACTCGAGCCAGTTTGATGAGCAGGAATATCCGTAAAAGATGTCTCGAAAGAGTACTCAATATCTCCTTCCAGTAAGCCTAAATCAACATCAAATCCACTTGAGTAAACATTTACAGCGATGCCACTATCAATATCTTCACTTGGAGCAAATACTTCACCAACTTCTAGCACTTCAACCTGAACCTCTGAGTTTTCTCTTGTTGACTCAATTCCAGTAATTGCATCAATAGCCGCTCTTGTAGCTTCTGCGACTTGGTTTGTTGAATCCGTAGAGCTAATTACAACCTCTATCCCAGTACCCGAATGAGCAGGATCAACGCCAGCTCCATCAAGATTATACCAAATATAATACTTTGTATCTTTACTTGAGATAGTAAAAGACTTATCTCCAAGAGTAGTAATATCCAAGCCAGAAAAATGAAGGCAGGTCAAAGCCCTCTTAACAAATCTTAAGTTTACCCTAGAGTTTTTAATCCCCGAACCTTTTCCAAAACAACTCATATTTTTTTCTCCTAATTATAAAAAGATGAAATTTTTACTTTGATATTTAAAGATAAAATAACTCTCCCTGTGTTCAATTTTATCCCACTTTTAGACAAGCTAATAACCCTTATGTCGTTGACAAACTCGCTTATGAAGTCTTTTTTGTCAGACTTTCTAATTAGGTCTATTCTGACTCTATACGCATCATCAAGAGCTTGCCATAATGACTTTCTAGCATTAATTGGAGTATCCCCATTAAAGACACCAAGAGAAAGCACATAATCAAGCTCATCCCTTGTTGATGAATGGTTTTCCGCAATAGACAAAGATGGCTCACTTATATGGAAAAACTTATCTCCCTTGTTAAGCGTTCCTCTTTCTTCAATCTCGTCGATATCTATAATCTCGTTATAGCTCTTTAGTGCTTCACAAACCGACTTTCTTAAATCTTTCTCAATATCCTCAAACACTAAAGACCTCGCCTGAGTGTTATTGACCTCTTGTTTTTTGGCATTAATGCTTGTTCTTGATTGTTAATTCTTACTATTGATCTATCTCTAGCCTTTAAAGCCATATTGTAATAATCAAGAGACTTTCTATAATTAACATCATCAACCGAATCCCACAGATCGTTATAAATAAGGTACAAAGTATAGTAATTTGCCCAGATTCTAATGTCGTTTAAATCATAAAGGTCACTCGCTACAACTTGAAAATCTTCGTTATTAATATAGTCGCAACAAGTATTACATGATTTTTTATTGCACTCGCAACTTCTAAACCATCTTTGTTCTTGCAGGTCTAGTAATATATCTTTTGTTGCATGTCTTATCTTATAAAGCCAATCCAACCTTCCGCAAGGAAGATGAGAAAGGATTGATGAATCTATAGATAACAGCTCTTGATTATTAGTAAGAAGCCTATCTTCCTCGTCAGTCATTACCGTCACTGTAGTTGATAACACTTCCTGAGATGTGTCTTTGTTTGTAATGGTAACAGTTAGTGTTTGTTCACCACTAGTGCCGAACTCCCAACAAAAACAGTCATGCTTAATTGTTTCACAACCATAGTCATCTGCAAGATAAACCTGAGTGCCATTTATGTCTACTGATTGAACATCTTTAAAGTTGTTGCACGATGTAACGACAACAGGGAATGCCTCGTTCTCTCTCGCCTCGTGTGGTGCTATTAAACCATAATTCACTTAAACCACCTTTTTATTTTTTCAATATTCCAGCTTATCCATCCGAATCGCCTAACCCATTTATAGTAAACATCTGCTAAGTCTCTATTGGAGGCTTTCTCGACAGAATCCCTAAACTCAATATCGGCTCTCTCTCTAGACACATCTTGCTTCTCATATCGACTATCGTGCTTTTTTGCCGCTTCATTAATCGCATCATTCTGGCTTAAAACAATCCTTAAATCTCTAGGCAGCCATGACGTCCCAGCACTCTTATTAACCAGAAATGCCCTCTATTATCTCTTGAGCTTTACCTAGATCAGCCTCTCCGACGACACCGCCAATATTTACACCATTTTCGATAGTGTCAGGAAGCTCGTTCAGCTTCCCTATTAGCGAGTCAAGAACGTCTTGTGCTGATATAAATATATCCATGGTGTTCATTCTTTCTTCTGGTGATACTTCAGTAATCACCTTTAACATCTCTGATTTTTCAAAAAGCTTTTCTATAACTTCGTTTAATTCCATAACTTCCCCTAAAAATTTTGAATAAATGTCCCGTTAGGAGGATTAGTAACAGTGTACAACCTTCTGCCATAACCCCTCATGCCAGTCCTTGCCCCAGTTGTTGTCAGCGTAACGTATGCGTAATAGTAGCTACTAAAGCTTGAATAATACCAACCGCCAGCCGCTGTAGAATTTTGCAGCCTTGCTATGCCCTGTGAGTCTGCACTTATCGAGTACATTCTAACCCCAGCCGTGTTGTTTATTGATATCACCTGTCCCGATGATGAGGAGTTACAGTAATACATATAATGGTCTACCGTGTTACCCTGAGAGTACACCCTGCCATTTGATAATGAACTGCAGTAATACATCCTCGCATTATTAGAATTGTTTGTGTATATTTGAGCAAGAGAGCTTGCTTCGCAATAATATATATAGCAACCATTAGATGAACCACGGTGTTCAATTGCACTTGAACTGGTAGCTTTTGAATATGAAACCCGGCAATTTGTCGATGTACCTAAAAACCTAATCAGTGAATTCGAAGAAACTTCACACCTGTCAACGATATTACTTCCTGCTGTTTGATTTGAAATATATCCATAGGATGAAACACTTGAATAATTTACGGCAAGCGTACCAAGAGTTGCCTGTAGATAAGTATAAGAGTTAAGCGATGTATAAAGGGCATTAAGCGTTGCCCCAGCAGATACTAAAAATCTACCAGAGTCAGAGTTGCATCTATTTATACTTAACCTAGTTGCACCATTGGCTTTTATTTCAGTAGCACTTGAAAGTCTAGATTCTGAAATTGAGAGAGATGAAATATTTTGAGCGTTTGTTGCTATTAATCTATGGAAGACAGAATTAGTTATTGAGCCAGCTGACCCTGACACATTTATAACCGAGAGGTCACTGCTTACGTTCGAAAAGCTGACATTCCCATAAATCAAAACTGACGAGTTAAAGTTAAATCTACAGTTTCTTACGTATGGCGAGCCAGAAGCTGGAGTTATATCTACGCTGGTGCTATTACCAAAGTAGTTTTCATAGCTATCTCCAGCCGTGTTATATATAACATCAGAATCACCTTCAACGGTGAACTCTCTGTGAGTTCCTTTTATATGCGTGTAGTTTGAATTCTCTTTTACCACAGCCCTTATAATTGCTCCACCACTCATTACAATGACTGAGCCATCAAATGTAGAGCCTTCAATTGTGCCAGCAGTATAAGCTATATTGCTATTCTTGGCAGTAGTATTTGTAACGCCAGGGGAAGTGAATGGAAATGAAGCGATAGTACTCTCGCCGTATGCCGAGTTATTTCTAGTGGAATCAAAAACATACGATAGCTCATCTGTGTCAATGTCATATCTTGCAACCCATAAACTATTTCCAGTTAAAGATGCCTCGAAGACACCTACTGACTCACTTAATAAATTAACATCAAAGGGTCTTATGTATGCAACAATGCCAGAAACACCACCTATTAGCTGCGTAAGTGGTATTGCGTATATTTTTCTCAGGTCTAATAGCGATGAATTTCTCAGGCTTATTAAGTCTGTTCTTGTAGTGACAACAACGCCAGAGCCGTTCGGGTCAATTGTTGTTACATTTCCTGCCTCATCTATGTATTCTATCTCTCCGCCGTTTACACCTTGAGATATAGACGTTATTGTTTCGTTTATGGGAGTTACATTTCCTGACTCATCCGTATAGTCAGCTATTTTATGACCTGTAACCGTATTTGTTATTGAAGTTAAAAATTCGCTAGAAAAAAATGTAACGGAAGTTCCTGCTTCATTTGTATAAGTAAAAGAGCCATTTCCGTTGTCGACAAGAGTTGTAATTGTTTCGGCGTCGACAAGATCGGAAACATCAATGACATGAGTAGAGCCATCTGTTTCCGTAAGCGTTATTTGCTTTGTTACTTGATCATAACTCAACCCCTGAACGTTTACATCAACTGTAAGTGAAATAGTTGTTACTGTTCCATCTTCACTAGTATAAGAGAAAGTTCCATCCCCATTGTCAGTGAGAGTTGTTATTGTTTCAGTCGCACCGCCAGCAATTACAACCCTGACAGCAGTGTCTCCATTGCCATCTACAACAAACTTATTTCTCTCCAAGTCAGTTCTATTATCTGGCTTTGTTCCGCTTCCAGTAATCATAACTCTTACTGCTGACTCATTTGGAGCAACCTCTAGAAACTTGTCAATCTCTGCATCTGTTCTGTTTATTGGCATGTCTTACCTTTTAAATAATTCCCCTCCCCGAATTTTCTAGCGAGGAGGGGTTAAAATTAAAGTGTGTACTCTAGCTTTGCGATCTTCGCTCCATCTTCAAAAAGAAGGAAGCCATACTCTTGAAGCCACTCGTTAAGGTAGCAAGTCTTTTTAGGAAGTCTTTGATCTGGTCTAAACTCAGCATCACCAAGACCAAAAGCCCCAGAAGCCTTATTGATAACAAGAAGAGTGTTTTCTGGAAGAGTGTCATTACTAACTTCGATGAAACTGAAATCAACAATACCACCAACAAGACCAGTAACTGGACTCTCAGGAGTTCCACAACAAGAATTGAAATCTTTAAGTCTTGTAATTTGGTTGAACATTTCAGCCCTTCCAACAAGGTAAGACACGTTCCTATTGTGTTCTAACTTAGCAGTATCTTTGATGAACTTTCTTGCTTGAAGAAGGTCTTCAAGAGAAACTTTTGTTGCATCAGCTGGAGTTAGAGAGTTAATTGCACCAGCTCCAAGGATCGCAGTAAAAAGATCGTTGTCAAATTTCTTGTTTCCTGCTGAAATAGCTTCTCTGAGGATTGCAGCCTTGTATTCAGCAGATGCACTCTTATAAACGCATCTTTGAAGCTCCCAGCAGATATAAGCACTTAGATTTGCTTGAAGCTCTGCCTCGGAGATATCAAATTTTTGACAAACATTATTGATGTCACAATCAGTAACATTAAGATTCTCAGCAATTATTTGATCACTTTTAACGTAAGGAATTTTAATTGACCTACCACACCCAGCAGCTCTAAGGTCAGCAGTAAAATCTCTAAATAAATTAATTACCTCAGACTTCTTGTAAAGTGATTCGTGAGATAATTCTGTAACAATTTTTGGTGCTAATACATCGTAATCAGCGTTTTCAAAATGACCTGTAGCCATAATAGTTTCTCCTACTTGTTAGAGACTAAGAACTTAAGTTTATCTTCTGTACTAATTGTAGAAATATCAAAAGAAGCGTTTCCACTTTTCGGAAGCTTCTTTTCTTGAGCTTTAAAAAACTCAGGGTTTTCTTCTTTAGCTTTAAGAATAACATGTTCTAAGTCTTGTTTATTTACGTTTAAATTTTCAAGGTCAACCTCAACTGAGCCGACATCATTCTTATCAACAAGCCTCATTAGCTTGTCTGGATTAGTGCAACCTAAGCTAGAAGCGATATTTCTAAATTCACTCTTTAAAAGAGTTTTTGCGATTTTAGAATCTCTTTCCTTTAGTTTTTCCTGCATTCCCCTGATGTCTCCCCTAAGTGTTTCAATAACCTTAGTTTCAGTATCTTCAACCTTTTTACTTTCAATACTTGCAAGTTTTTCTTTTAGGCTTTCAATCTCTTCAAGAGCTTCTCGCCTTTCCTTTCTTGCTTTTTTCTCTGTAGCTACGACCCTTTTATAAGTTTCATAATCTACGGCTTTTTCCTCTTGAACTTCAACCTGTCCACCAATAACTTTTTCTTCTGTCTCTGACATAAAGCCCCCTTTTAACCTCTGGTTAATAACTTTCAATTTTAATTTTACGACATAAAAAGATAACGGCGACTATTTACCGATTCGCCTTATTAGTTCTATTACTGCGTTTCTAAGGTTTCTTTCTGCTTTTTTTATTGTGACTTTTCCGACTGAAATAAATTCAAATCCTTTTTCTTTTAAGTAACCTGCAACTTCCTTATTGCTTGGTGCGTTTTTATAATATCCATTCTTTCCCTTGTACGGCTTCCTGGAGCCAGTCGCACCAATTCTTATCTTGCCATCTTCAAGCCTTCCTTTAATTGAATTTAAGAGCTGACCTGACCTTGTAAGATTGCTCCTTGTATCTCTATAACCCACTCCCTTATTGTTATACTTGGAGAATTGTTTTTTGCTTGATATGGTTGAGCTTTTTATTGTTTTTAACTTCTCGCCAGTTCCTGCGTTTAATTCCTTCCTTGTGCTTGTTCTTATTTCTTTTTCTGCGTCCCTGATAACACCTTCTATAAATGTTTTGTCTTTAGGTATTTTTGCAATCTCAAGCTCTATCTTTTTAAGCTTTTTTATAAGATTTGAAGTGCTTACATTATTCCTCAAGGAAACCACCGAACAAGTCTTTTATGGCGTCTTTTATCGGGTCATCTTGCACGTTAAGTGATGTGAATATAAGAGTTGATAACTGCTTCGCCTGATTAGTTGCATCTTCTTGCCTTTCTCTTGCTAGCTCAATGTCAGGCAGTGCATTTTTATAAAGTTGATCCACATCTTTTCCTGATAGATTAAAAAACTCTCTCCTGGCTACCGTGTCGCCTGTGTTGTGATTATATACCTTTAGTATTTCAAGAGGGTCATCATAGCCGATAGTGACGGAATTTATACCTATGCTCAATATTTTAAGACTTGCCATCATCGAACCTGTCAGCTCCATGTTTACTTTTCTGCTCTTCTCGTAAATCTCGAAGTTTTCGCTTTCTATGTAATCTTTATCATATTTTTTAAATGGTCTACCGCTGTAGTCAATACTACTCTTTGTTTTTTCTAGAATTGTGTTTATTGCATCAGCTCCAATAAATGAAAGAATCTGATACTTATAAGGTATTTTATCGGTTAAAATTAACTCGATACTAGCTTTATTCTTGGTTAGAATTCTTGATATTTTTATCATAGATAAGCTCTGCCTCACTCAATGGAACGCCCCTAACTTTTGCGATAGTCTCTACCCTGCTCTGAACACCAATGCTTTCAAGCTTCAGCTCATCATCAATCTTTTCACTAAGCGTTTTTACTGCCTCTGGTTTTTTGTATTCGACGTTGATCATATCTTCTCCGATGTCATACGCTCCGGTGTATTTTAGCCAAGCCCTAATAGCGTTAAATAAGTCTGACTCAGCTTGAATCATCACAGATGCATATTCAAGGCTTCTCTCATATCTCTCAACCATGGCTAACAATCTCTGCACACCAGAGTTAAAAGATTCCTTATTTACACCGCCTAAAATGACGTCACTATTAACACCTTTTGTTTGTGCATACATTTGACTAATTGTCTTCACGAAATTTAAACATCCTTGGATATCAGTCGAAGGAGTAACATAGCCAAACTCTTCAGTCTCTCCGTTTATCTTATTTAGCACCATGACTTCAGTCTTACCCGATGTTAGTTCTGAATCATTACTCCCAGCTATCTTTTTAAGAAACGGTTGGCTAAATGATTGAAGGTGGACAGTATGACCGATATCCGTAAGGATTGCGTTAAACTGAATAGTAAAATCAGCAAGTGAATAGTCTGGTGTTCTCCAGTAGCTACCATCAAAGGAAGTTCCAGAAACTTTAAATATAGGAGAATAGTCCAGATTTAATTCTGTTGACTCAATGACCTTCCCATTTTCATCAAGCTTAATAAAGACATCTTTAGACCAAGCTTCATATGCTTTTACCACATTGCCATTTTTATTAACTTCACTTATTTCAAATATATAAAATCCATTAATGTAACTTATCTCCGAATTTCTAAATATCCTTATCTTAAAGTTCTCTCCATCTGGCAGTAATCCAACGTGAACTTGCCTTTCATATTCGACAGCTCTATTAACTTCAAGCATTGCGTTGTCAACTTTTAATGTTCTGTATAATTCACCATAAAAGTCTTTCTTTTCATCTTCGCCCTGTTCAAATAAAAAATCTCTCTTGGTTGAATTTTTATATAACTGAGTGAGTTCGTTAACCACGGACTTAGCGACATTGATTGATGATATAACTGGAAGCTCTCTGATTTTTTCTGGGTCTTCTCTTAGTATTTTTTGTAAATACTCTGCAACGTAAGGATGAATATCGCCGTCATAAATCTTCCAAGCTTTTCTAGACTTTGACCTTCTGGCTTCTTCTTCCGTGCTTTTGTAAAAATCAACTAAATTCATCTTTTTATAAACCTTGGTGTGCTTGATAAAAGTTTCTTCTTTTCCCTTGCAGATATCATATAGCCGACGCATGTTGTTATGTGCTGATATCTATTGTTATCATCTTCAATTGAAGTTCCCTTTTTGAATTTTGTTTTCTTGAAGCCTTCTGCAAGAACTTCGCAACCGTAAACCTCTATACTGCTCTTACCATTTGCATTCATAAGCTTGCCATTAACAGCGTTATGTCGCTCTTTTATTGGTGGATTAATTGTAGGAATATGCATCTCAAAGTTCACCTTCATTTCTCTATTGCTAAAGAATCTCCTGATAATGTCATAGTCAGAAGCCGTTGATCTAGTGTCTCGATGCGACCCCGTGGCATCGCCATATATAAGAATTCTATCACAGCAATAGACATAACCCCTTGCTTCAAGCTCTTCGCAAATATCTAGAGTTCTTGATCCGTGAATAATTATTTCATCTATGAATTTATAAACTCCATTAATTTCTTGAGCTACAATGCAAGACATCGGTTTCCCATCAGCAATATTAAAGTCAAAAGAAAGAAGAAGCGGTTCACTTTTAACAGGTTTTATCTTTTCGTTTTTAAAATGGATATCTCTATCGTAAGCGTAATAGATAACTTCACCCTTCTTGCTTACCCACTCACCGAATACTTGCCTTCTTGCCTCTACTGGATCAAGCCTCTCCAATAAATCATCGTAGTATTTATCATGAAGAAATGGATTATCCCTCTTGAGAGATTCAATTAAATGAACCCTTTCACTCTTTGAATCGTAAAAGTCTTTATAAATAGGATGGTCAGGGTCATGAGCATTAAAACTTGCAAGTAAAAAGTTTTCTGTAACATCTGAGTTATTAGAGTTCACCCTTGATAACCTTGGTCTTAGATAACTCATCATCTCGTTATATTCGTGATAGCTGTTCTCTGTTGGCTCTTCAAGCCAAGCACCGCTTAAATTAAGAGACTTAAACTTAGACTCATACTTACCATCACCCCATGTTCTACCGATTATCTCAGCACC